AAAAAGATTTTATTCTACCTATTAGAATTAAAAGAGAATTAAAAAACGAGTTTAAATCTCATTGTGATAAAAAGGGTTATTCCTTAAATAAAAGAATAAAGATTTTAATAGAGGAAGATATCCAAAATGAGAAAGTTAACAACAAGTGAATTTATCGAAAGAGCTCACTTAGTTCACGGTAATAAATATGATTATTCTAAATCAGATTATAAGGGTATTGATATGAAAATTGAAATTATATGTCAAATACATGGTTCATTCTATCAAACCCCATACAACCACTTAGCTGGTCACGACTGTAACAGATGTTCTGGTAAATTAGGAAAACACATTCAACGTGCTAAAAAATTAGCAGAAGACTTTATAATAAAAGCAAAATTAGTCCACGGAAATAGATATGATTATTCTAAAGCTATTTATAAAACAGCAAAAGAGACTGTAATTATAATATGTCCTATTCATGGCGGATTTTTGCAAACGCCAGACAGTCATTTAAGTGGACATGGTTGTACAAAGTGTTCTATTGATGATCATATAAGAGACCAAGTAGATGATAAATATAAATTTATTGAAAAATCAAGGTTAATTCATGGAGATAAATATGATTATTCATTGGTTGAATATGTAAATAATAGAACTAAGGTTTGTATAATTTGCCAAATTCATGGTGAATTTTGGCAAATGCCATATAATCACTTAGCGAGTAAAGGTTGCCCTTCTTGTGTTAATTTAATTAATTCTAAAGGTCAAAAAGCAACCGAAGAATTCTTTAAAACTAATAATATTATTTATAATAGACAAAGAAGTTTTGATGATTGTAGAAATCCCGAAACGAATAGAAAATTATTTTTTGATTTTTATCTACCTAATTTAAATATTTGTGTTGAATATGATGGTAGACAACATTTTATTCAAAATCCGCATTGGGGTGGAGAAATAGCTTTAATTGAAACAAAAAACGTGATGAAGTTAAAAATAATTACTGTTTACTTAACAATATAGAATTGATACGTATATCATATAAAGAAGTTATAAGCGATAAACTGAAAAATCTATTAAATTAAAATACCAATAAAAACAAGTCCAAATTGGAATAAATATGAAAAACGAACTATTTATAGTAAATAAACTGACCAATATGGCAAAAATAGATGCAGATGTTAAAGAATTATTTAAACAAGTAAGAGTTAAGATAGGTGGTAGTGTTCGTAGTGTCCCATTAACAGATGATGATTTACTTACATTGTTGGGTACCTGTGTGGAGGATTATGCGACCATAACTCAGAATTTATTAGTTGAAGCTCAGTGGTCATCTGTATATGGTAAAGAAATATCAACAACTGATTTTGCATTTGCTTTCAGTACGAGGACTTTTGATTATGCTAAAGATTATTCATATTATTTCTCAAAAGAGGTAGGATTACAACAAAGAGGGCCTTGGGAATTAAAAGAAGATTTCATCACGATAGAGCCAGGAAATCAAAATTATTTAATCCCAGCAAATAGAGAAATTAATAAAATCTTAAGATTTGCATTTAATACAACACCAGCAGCTGTTAATGGGGCATATGGTGGTATAGGAATGAATATGGGTATGGGTGGAGTTATGGGGATGGGAATGGGTGATGGAATGTCACAAGTAGGTGGGGGTATTGGTGGATATGGCTCTTCAGGTTCTTTTGTTATGCCAGCTTTTGATACAATGTTAATGGCAACAGATATGAAAATGAAAGCAAACTTGATAAGTGGAGCTGATATTACTTATAAAGTAACAGGTGGACCAAATGGAACCAAGATACTACACCTACTTTCAACACCTGGTTCAAATTTATCATTTAGCTATCCATATGGGTCAGTAGGGCCAGACGGAGCAACAGGTATAGCTAATTCAACTTGTTTTTATACATATTATGAAACAAAGAACGAAAAAGACGCTAAAAAATGTCGAAGATTAAATCCAGACGTTATTTTAACGCCAGACCAAGTACCTTTAAGTAAAATAGATTATTCGTTGCTTAACGACCCAACTAAAGTTTTAATTAGGCAATTATTAGTTGCAGAAGCGAAACAAACAATAGGTAATATTTTTGGTAGATTTTCTGGTAATATGGGAGTTCCAGACGCAGCTGTTTCAATTGATTACATGATAATGCTTGAACAAGGTAAATCAGAAAAATTAATTGTAATCACAGAATTAACTGAAAGATTAACCAGAATGATGCCAAAGGCTCAAATGGAAACTATGGCTGCAATCGCTGAATCAGCGTTGCAAATAAAAAGAACACAACCTATGTTAGGTTGGGTAATTGCATAATAATAAAAATATAAATGATTTCAGATAAACAAATAGTAGAAGAGTATCGGAAGTGTTGGCAGGATAAGTCTCGTATCTATATGATTGAGAATTATCTATCGACGTTTGATGCTACGCAAAATAACACAGTTCCATTAAAATTATTTCCAAAACAACAAGAATATCTAATAAATCTAAGCGAAAACATAGAAAATATCTCAAATAAATATCGTCAGGCTGGTATTTCTACGGTAACCTGTGCGAAATTTGCAGTTGAAATTGCGCTTGCCGATGATAAAATACCAGAAAATATTCTATTAATAGCAAATAACTTAGATTTATCCAAGGAAAATCTAATGAAAATCAAAGATTTTTTAGAACAAATACCTTGGTGGTTTTGGGGTGAAGAATATAAACCAACTGAACTCGGTGGTCCAAAAGATCCAAAAGCAATATTTAAAAAGGCAAATGAAAAATATTTAATATTAACTAAGGGGTCAAAGGTTTATGCCCGAAGTGCTGGACCAAATGCGAGTCGTGGGTGTTCGGCTATTTCCAGAATTCTATTTGATGAAGCAAGTTTTATTGAAACACCTGGTACAATTACCAGTGCTATTAGTACTACTGCATCTTCCGCAAAAAGTGTAATTTACTGTTCAACACCAAATGGATTCGATCAAATATTTTATAGTGTATATTCAAAAGCAATAAAAAAAGAAAATAACTTTAAGGTTACTGAATTTAGATGGTATCAAGATCTTAGATATAATAAAAATTTATCTTGGTCAAAATACAATAAGGAAAATGGTAAAACTGATATAATCTTCGAACCAGTTTTAGATAGTAGCGGTACGATTGAATATAATGAGGAACATTGGGAGTCAATGGTAAAGAAAGGCTACTCACCATCATCATCTTGGTACGCTGGTATGTGTAGCCGTTATAATAACGACAAAAAGAAAATTTCTCAGGAACTTGATGTTTCGTTTTTAGGTTCAGGGGGTTCGGTTGTTGATTCAGAAATAACAGAATATCACAGAATAACAAATACTCGTGAACCACTTTATATAGATAATTTTTTTAAAGAAGCTTGGATTTTTAGAGAACCAATCGATGGGCATAGATATTTATTAACATCCGATGTTGCTACTGGATCTGGGGAAGACTCATCTGTTATACATATATTGGATGTTGATTATATTGATGAAAATGGTCACGCAAACATAGAACAGGTTTTCGAATATCAAGGTAAAATACAAGGCGATATACTTGGTGAATTAATTAATCAATATGGTATTTATTATGGAAATGCATTAGCAGTTGTTGATTGTATAGGCTCAAGTGGGGATGCTGCTATTTTGAAGTTACAAGAATTAAACTACCCAAATTTATATTACGATGATCCTAATTTGAAAAATGTAACAGTTGAAAATAATGGTAATAATTATAATGAGAGTGTAGATAAAAAAATGCCAGGGTTTAGAGCATCATCTGTACGTATGCAAATGCTAATGAATTTAGAAAAAATGCTTCGATTTAATGAAATAACTCCTCGATCTAAAAGGTTTACACAGGAATTAACAACATTTATTTGGAAAAACGGACGTCCAGACCATCAATCTGGTTACCATGATGATACCATTACATCGATGGCAATGGGTCTTTATATCCTCGAATTCTCGTTTAAAAAATTACAAGCGGCCAAGGAGAAGACGAAAGCTATATTAACATCAATGATATTAATTCAAAATATTATGGCTAATAAAGTCGTGTTAGATTCAAAAACTAAAGCAAATAAAATACCACTACCATTTTATACTGGTAATACATTAAAAACGACGATTAATATTAATTCAGCACAAAATGATCCAAATAAAATGATAAATATTATGGGAATGTCATTTTTTGGTCAGTTCAGATAACTATTTAAAATGAAATAAATTAAACTATCATATTTATATAAATAAACATACAATGGCAACTAAAACAACAATATTCCAAGATTTGAGTTCGGCACTTTTTACAGGTTTCGATAAAAACATTCAAACTCAAGTTAAGAAAATTAATTCTTATAATTTTCCAAATCAAGAACCACTCTATGTAGCAAAAGATCAAGTTGAATACGATCGAGTTAAAACCCAAATGAGTCAAGAAAAACTCCTGGCAGGTCAATGGCTAAAGGCAGGTACAAATATTGCTCAACAATCAACAATGGTAACATCAAATCTTAAATTGATGTATAGGGATTGTGATTTAATGGATAACTATCCTGAGATTGGGGCCGCACTTGATTTAGTAGCTGAAGAATGTACTTGTTTAAATACTAAAGGTCAAATACTTAATATAACATCAAGTTCAAAGCGTATTAAAGGTATTTTAGAAGATTTATTTGTTAATAGATTAGATGGTCATATAAATATACCAATGTGGACACGTTCAATGGTTAAATATGGTAATTGTTTTGCAATGATGAATATTACAGCTGATAATGGAATTGTTGGTGCAAGACAGCTTCCAATTTATGAAGTAGAAAGGGTAGAAAATGGATATTCTTCTTCATTTATAAACCCCAGCGCAACCAATAAAGATGAAAGTACACAATTTGTATGGGCGGCTGCAAATGGTTCAATTCCTTTTCAAAATTGGCAAATAGCACACTTTAGGCTATTAACCGATTCAACTTTTATTCCATATGGTACGAGTTATCTAAATAAAGCACGTAGACATTGGAGAATTTTAACTATGATGGAAGATCAAATGTTAATATACAGGCTTGAAAGGAGTATGGAACGTAGAGTTTTCAAGGTATTTGTTGGTGGTATTGACGATGCTGATGTTCCTGCATATTTGAATGAAATAGCAAATACTATTAAAAGAATGCCGATTATTGACCCATTGACTGGTCAACTTGATTTAAGAAAAAACTTTCTTGATGTTTCACAGGATTTTGTAATTCCAATTAGAACAGTAGGCGAGGCAAGTCCAATTGAAGTATTAGCAGGAGCATCAAACCTGGATAAAATTGAAGATTTAAAATATTTTCAAAATAAATTAATGGTAGCTCTTCGCATACCAGGTGAGTTTTTAAATTATGAACAATCAGCAGGTAACGGCAAGAATCTTGCATTAAAAGATATTAGGTTTACTAGAACCATTAATAGAATACAACAATCTATTATAATGGAATTAACAAAAATAGCTGTTATTCATTTATATTTAAACGGATTTAGGGATGATCTAAATAATTTTAAGATTACCATGAATTCACCTTCAACTCAATCGGAGATTCTTAAATTAGAAGAGTTATCTAAAAAAGTTGCATTAGTAACTGACTCAGTAAGAGATGTTGGTAATGGTATGCAAATTATGTCACTTACCAGAGCACAAAGGGAAATTATGGGTTGGTCCGATGAAGAAATTACTGATAATATGATGGAAATACGTATGGAACGAGCATTAGCATCTGAACTTACAAAAACCGACCAAATTATTAAACGTACTGGATTTTTTGATAAAATTGATAAATTATATGGAGATGCAAACGCTGAATATGTTTCAGATGGTATGGGTGGAGAAGATGCTATGGGCGGAGGCGCTGGTGGAGGCGGAGGAATGAGTGGTGGAGATGATACCTTTGGCGGTGGAGAAGAAATGAGTGATTCGGAAGCACCAGATATGAGCGGTGGAGATGGCGGTGGAATGCCACCTATTGGTGGAGATGCTCCAGCAGCAGAGGCGCCAGCACCAGAAGAAACCCCTGTAACAGACAAACCAATGGAATCATATAAACGTGATATTGATAAGTTATTAAACGAAGCGAAAACAAAACAATCACTAACTGAAATTCGACGCAAAAATGTTTATTTCGATGCATACGTTAAACACGTAAAAGAAAGTAGAAAGCCAGTCGAGGAGGAAGTTACGGTAACCCCTATATTTGATAGTGCATTTTTACTGAATGAAGACACGATGGAATTAGCAAACAAGCTTGAAAGTTATTTAATTAAAACAGCTGTAATTAACGAAGAAGCTGAAATCGTAATTGATGATAAGAAGTTACTAAAAGAAATCACTAAAAAGTCTCGTAAAAAATAAGAATTTATACTATTTATAATAAAAATACGATGGAACAAAATTTCGGATTAGCAAAAGCAATAATCTTTCAAAATTCTGAAAGCTTATTTAAGACAAATCAAGGTAAACGAATAATAAAAGAATATATGTCTATTATTAGAGATAGTAAAATTCTTTTAAAAGAAAATTCTGTTTATAATTATATTGAATCACAAATTTACTCTGAAACTACTAAAGACAAGGTTGTAGAGTCAATTGGTTATCTGAATAATATTAATAAGAAGCAATTAAAAGAAGAACATAATAAAATATTTAACTTATTAAAGGAAAATAACATTGTAAAAATTTCAGATATAACTAATGAAAAACTTTATGAGGATATTGATGATTTAATTTTCATGAAAAAATCGATTAAATTTATAAATGAAAAAGTTGATTTAGTTAATTCAGTTGTTGAAACAATTAAAAATAATAAGATAGTAATAATTGAAGAGAAAGATATTGAAACAATACAGTTAGATGAGCAAGCAATAGCATATTTAGTTAATAATTTTAATGAGAAATACGCAGATGTTTTTAACGAAGAACAAAAGGCGCTGTTTGAAAGTATTTCTTCAACGAATGAATCAGATCAAATTGTAACATTTGAGAAAACTAAAAAAGAGTGTTTAGATATAACAAATGAGTTTTTAAAGGAAGCTATTGATAATGAAACAAAAGCCAAGGTATTATCAGTAAAAGAGAAACTTTTAGAAGATAAATTTTCAAAACATACATTTATTGAAGATATGTTAAAATACATCACATTAAAAGAAGCATTAGGAGAAGAATAATATGAAAATTAAAATGAAAGAGAGCGAGTTAAAAGGACTTGTATTAGAAGCATTAAACAATGTGTTATTTCCAAAAAATGATAATGATAAAAAAACAGTTAATGAGGTTTTCGGACTATCTCAAAAAGAGAAAGATTTAAAACAATTGAAAATCAAGATTCAACAAGCTTTTAATGAGATTAACGCTTTTAATTTTAAAAGCTTATTTTATCAACCAGGAAATGGAAACCAACAAGAATTAACTCAAAGAGGTTTAGAAATTAGGGTTAAACAAGCTGGTGATGATCTACCAACATTTAGAGAACTTATACCAGAACTTTTTGATAAACAAATAAGAGCGATTCGCGTAAAATGTGAAGTATCTGAATCCGAAATTATAGACGGGTTAATCCCAGATACCTTTGGATCTATATATGATAGTAATTATTTCATCATTAACGATACTGGTAAATATTATGCAAAATTAGAGCTACATAAAAAATTTCCAGATTTAGTTAAATATCACAATATGGAATTTATAATGGATAATAAATACTTAAATTAAAATGCAGGAATTCTATATAAATAAAAATTCAACACTTCCACTTTTAAAAATGGAATTATTGTGTGATGGTAGGACAGACTTCAATAAGTTTTATCAAATGATTCAGAATTCTATAATTACGTTTTCTATGGAAGATATTAACACTGGTGTCATTAAAGTTGCTAATGAACCAGCATTGGTATTACCAAAAGAAACTTCACATAATGATGAGTATTTGGTTTGTTATAAATGGAGGCCAAGAGATACAAAGGTAAGTGGTAAATACATTGGTAAATTTAAAATAGAATTTGGTGAAGAATACGGTGGAGGAACACTCATAGTTCCAATTCAAGAGCAATTAATAATTTACATTCAGTAAAATAAATACCCCATTATAATCTAAAATATAATGGGGTTTTTATATATTATGCTTTTGTGAGATTATAAATAGCAGAATATTTTTCTTTGATAAACTCTTTTAATTTATCGAAAAAATCAGGAACAGGATCTGTATCGGATAATGTATCCAGTAAATTTACCGCGTAACTAATAAAGGCATATTCAATCTTATCATCTAATAATATAGAAACTTCATTATCGATCTGTAAGAGTTTCATAAATTCATTTGGTTCTTTTGTTGAAGAACCAGTCTTTGGTGCGAATAATTTTTTAAAAACACTAACAGTATCTGCTGACACCCCTATAATATTTCCAACTACTGGTAACAAGCCAAGTCCAATTTTTAAAACATCCCCTCCAACCTCTTTTACCTTTGCTAATGCTTCTTCCTTATTTTTACTTTTTTGTAATATGTTTATAAATGTTCTAAGTTCGCCAACACTTAACGTCCCATCATCAACAATAGAAGATCCATCTATTTGAATATTTTGTTGGTTACCAGTTATTGGTTGTGAAGTAGTAGTTTGTGTATTTGAAATGGGTTGTTGGGTAGCAGTTGATGTTGTAATTGATGAGTCAAATGTATCACTATTAAATGTATCGGTAAAGGTATCACTTTCATTTAATTTAATTTTAAAATCAGAGTTTAATTTACCAAACATTTCAAACATTTTAATTACATCTCTATTCATATCTAAATTTTATTTATATCCTAATTCAACCAAAGCTTGTTTTACAAAGGCCAAAACTCTACTTATAGAAACAACATTATTTTCTGGTGTATATCCAAGTGTTGAAAACCAATTTTTAAATGCACCTGAAAATTCAGTAGATGTATTTATTTTAGTCCCAGCCTTTGTTACCTGAGTAGCCTTATTTTGTACGTTAGCTAAATATTTAACATCTGATGGTTGAGTCGCCTGGGTATTTTGCTCTGGTTTAGAATCAACTCCAAATGTAGCACTACTATTATCGTAGGTTGGGTTAAAAGTATCAAGTTCGTTTAAAGTAAAATCAGGGTTCAACATTTTCATGTTTTCAAATAATTTTTTAATATCGTTTTCCATTTTAGTGATGATTTTATTATAAATAGATTCAAAATTAAAAATAGTATATTTTTCAACAATTTAATTCCAAACTTGTTTTTCTTATATTTTATTGGTACATTTGCAAAAATCAAACGTAAACTTAAAGTAAAAAATGCAAGAAATTTCAGAAGAACGTATTAATCAGTTCCTATCAGGCAGAGACCAAATGATGGGTATTATAGCAATGGAATGCGGATATCAAGACGAGCAAGTTTCGATCATATATAGGCATCCAACAGCTGGTAAAAAACTTAAAAAGGTTGATTTCGAACCATTTGTGTGGGCAAAAATGGAAGGTGCAAGAAAATTATATATTGACCCTAAGACAGGTAAACAAGATAAAATATTATTACAAAAAAAATTAACACAATTTGGAATTACGGTAAAGGGGTTAAATATTCACTCAGATGATGGTAATACAACCGAACGATTAGAAAATGGTTATCGAATATTGTTTGAGGCAAAAAATAAAATGTCTTTCAATAAGTTTCTTCAATTTTTCAAATATGGTGGATGTGATGTCTATGGACAGGATAAATTATTTTTAGCAGTCCTTCCTGTAGAACAATATATGATGAAATCTGGAAAACGTATGTTTAAAGGTTTCGAAGATTACGACCAATTATTACGTCTGGAATTTGATTTAGAAACAACTGGATTAGATCCAACCACAGATTCGATTGAACAAATCGGTCTACGTTCAAATCACGGGTTTGAACAAATAATAAGTATTACAGGTTATACCGAGGAAGAAAAAAGAGATACTGAACTTAGAGCTTTAGACCAATTCTTTCAAATAGTTCATAAATTAAAACCAGATGTTATAACAGGGCATAATTCAGAGAATTTCGACTGGAATTTTATTATAGTTCGCTGTCAAATGTTAGGTACAGACATCGCCGAAATGAGTGATAAATATTTTGAGATACCAATTTATAAGAAAAAGAGAAAAACAGCTTTAAAACTTGGTGGTGAGGTAGAATATTTTAACCAAACTATGATCTGGGGCCACAATACAACAGATTCAATTCACGCTGTTCGTAGGGCACAAGCTATTGATTCCAATATGAAAAAAGCTTCATTAAAATATGTAAGCGAATACTCAAAACTTAAAAAACCTAATAGAGTTTATGTTCCTGGGGACAAAATATCAACCATATGGAATGACACAGACAACGACTACGCATTTAATGATTCAAATGGTGATTGGTATTTAGTTGATGATTTAAATGCCTTAAAAGACGGCTATGTGATTGTGGACGGTCGTTATATCGTCGAACGTTACCTATTGGATGATTTATATGAAACCGACAAAGTAGAATTAAGATATAACCAAGCAAATTTTTTATTATGTAAAAACCTACCAACCACATTTACTAAGGTTTGTACAATGGGTACGGCTGGTACTTGGAAATTGGTTATGATGGCTTGGTCTTATGAAAATAATTTAGCTATTCCAGATTTTGCACCAGCTGGTAAATTTACTGGTGGGTTAAGTAGATTATTTAAAGTTGGTTTTGTTGAAAGTGTTGCTAAATTAGATGAAAATTCTTTATACCCAGCAATAACTTTAACTTGGGATATTAAACCATCATTAGATATAACTAACGTAATGATGTCTTTTTTAGGTTATTTTTTAGATAAACGTGAAATTTCTAAAGGACTCAAAAATGAGGCAAGTAATAAAATAGATGAACTAAAAGAAAAAATAGAATCAATCCAACCAGAAAGTGATGAATATTCTGAAATAAAAAAAGAAATATATCAATGGGAAAGCGTCTATAATTTAAATGATAAGAAACAAATTGTCCAAAAAGTGTTTTGTAACAGCTTTTTTGGGAGTTTTGGAGCTCCAAATTTATTCCCTTGGGGTGATTTGCTATGTGCCGAGAAGATAACTTGCATTGGAAGACAGTCGTTACGATTAATGACTAAATGGTTTGGTGATAGGGGTTACGAAGCAATTGTAATGGATACAGATGGTATAAATTTTTCACTACCTAAACATTATGATTTTTCAACTAAAGGTAAAAATCAAAGAACATATATTGGTAAGGGTTTAAATAGAAATACAGTAGAAGGTGAAGTTTATTACGGAGTTGATGCGGATGTTGCAGAATTTGCAGATCTATTTCTCCGTGGAAAAATGGGTCTTGAGTCGGAGGACTTTTGTATTTCAACACTAAATTTCAGTCGTAAAAATTATGCAGACCAATTCAGCAACGGAAAAATCAAATTAGTCGGTAATAGTATTAAATCAAAACGAATGCCATTATATATTGAAAAATTTTTAGATATTGGTATTAAACAATTACTCAATAATAATGGCAAAGAATTTTTAACAGGTTATTATGATTATATTGATAGAATTTATAATTATAATATTCCTCTAATAGAAATTGCATCCAAAGGTCGAATTAAGAAATCAATCAAAGATTATATAATAAATTGTAAGGGGGTTAATAAGAAAGGTACGCCAAATTCACGTCAAGCTTGGTATGAATTATGTATAAAGCATGATATTACTCCTGAAATGGGTGAAATAATTTATTATATTAACATAGGTACTAAAAAAAATGATGGGGATGTAAAAAGAGAAAAGATATATAAAATTGGTGATGATGGAAAGTTTGAAATGCAAGATTCAAAAGATAAAAATGGAGAATTATTATTAACACCAAAAGGAAAACAAAAAAGGGAAAAAATAGTTATTGGTGAAGAAATAAAATTAAATTGTATTATGATTCCTTCTTCGTTAATTGAAAGTGGGGCTAGTTTTACTGATTTAATTGGAACAGAATTTGAAGGTGTTGATTATAACGTGGTAAAATATTTGGACCAATTTAACAATAGAATTAACCCTTTATTAGTCTGCTTTCACCCAGATATAAGAAATAATATATTATCTGTTAATCCAAAAACTCGTCAATATTTTACAGAAAAAGAAAGTAAATTAACATCTGGGATGCCAAATAAACCAGAAGACCAAGACACATATGAACAACTTATGAAAATGGAGGACAAAGAAATTAAATATTGGATTTCTGTAAATGAAATTCCACCATTTGTTAATGAAATTAATATGGATTGGGATTTAGTAGTTAAAGAATATACCGATAGGCAAGAATTATTAAAAACAGGATATTTAAAAATCGAATTTGAAACATATGTAAAAATAATTGATTCTTTAGATGAAGATGATATTAATAAGTTTATTGATGATGGTCAATTCCCAAAAGAACTATTAGAGTTTTTACTTTTTGATGGATCAACAATGGAATTTAAATCAAAAGAATATGGTGTTGTTATTGGTACTATATATGATATTATAGATAAAGACCTTTCAAAACAGGATATAGAAGATGATTTAAATTTAGTCGAATATTAATAATATGGTTGTAACTTGATTTAAGTTACAACCTATGTTATTAATTTATTTACACTCTTATCAAACGAAGAGGACAACCAAAAGTTTTTAATACTGCAATAGTAGCATTAGTATTAGAATTATAATTTAAATCCATAGCTTATTATACTTTTATGAGACGTAATGATCTACAAGCATTAACATATAGAGCCGCATTAACTGAACTTAAATTACCATTAGCATAATTACATTTAAATACATACTTATCTACAGTGTAGAAACCACAATCACCAGTTAATCCAGAAAAAGTTCCTACAACAGCATCCGTACCTCCACTACCCAATGCACTAAATCCACTACTATTATCAGCCCCTATATTAGGTGTATTCCAATAGCTTAACCCTTCTTTTTTTAATTTTCCACCACTGATATCATCTCCTCCTAGAGTTGTACTTAATGCAGTAAAATCAGTTTGTGTGGGTACTTTCCAACCCCAAGGAGTTGTTGGGTTAGTATCATTATAATAGTCTATGTCCATTTGTAATAATTTAACAGCAAACCAATTGTATAATTTACCATATACAGCTCCAATGGAAGCATCATTATTATAATAACACCACATAGCTGCTGCTTTTACTGCTTCGTAAGTTTTTTGTGTTATTGTTCCAGTTGTCTGGCCATAAATAGCATCATAAAGTTCTTTAGCCCCTGACCTCCCAATTTGCTGTACGGAAACTGAATCAAAAGAAATACCATGTCTGTCAGTAATAGTATCTCGATTAGCATAAAAACTCAAGCCTAAATTAGCTGTAGGGGCTTTATACATCATAGTATATAATGTCCAATCTGTAGAAGATATAGTAAATAATGTCAAACTTATACTGGAATCAGTTACAGCACCTCCAGTCCCTTTCGTGTTCTTAGCATAAAAAGATATTTTATACCATAATCCTATTGATGTAGCTGGATATTGATAGATTACCCCAGTATTACCTGCTATGTTTGTTATAGTTTGTGACGAAGTACCTTCATATGGATCTATTATATTTGAACTTGTATTCCCTCTCGTAGAAAACCATCCAGGAGCTACACCATTTACATAAGCCCCTTCCATAGTTCCATTAACAATTTTCTCTGTATTACTATTAATAGTTACATTATTAATCAAATTACCTTGTGGTGTACATGTCATCTCACAATTAGAAGATTGCCATTGTTGAGTACCTATTGTAACATTTGGTATATCAGGGTATAGATTCTTAATAAAATTTGACTCTGTTAAAACTTGTACTGGTGTTAATGCTTGTGAACGTATAATATGAGCTGCTATAGAACCTTTAAATGGAGTTTGATTAGTAACAGCGGTCATTAAACAACTTAAATTAATAGAAGTTATAATACTAATGGTTTCAAATAACACTCCATTTATAAAAATATCTAATGTATTATCTCCCTTAGCAATTATAGTAATTATTGCATTTTTACCTATTAAAAAGTCTACCTTTTTTGTTGTTGCTTTTACTGTAAATAGTGAATTTCTTATTTTTAAACTTGATGCATTATCAATTCCAAACAAACTTCCACCACTACTATTGTCACTAACATAAAAATTGGAAGTAACTCCTCTAAATGTCATAGCATTAACCAAGGTAGTTATACTCCAAGCATCTGTATCAGTAAAATTAATAGTTGGATGTAACAGATAATTTAATCCTTCATTAGTATTCTTAATATAAGGATTTTCATTTGGAGCAATAGTTCCAAGATAATAAGGATATGAAGAATTCCCAACACTCGACAAATCTAAAGGATCACCTGATAATACTTCTTTAATTGATACATTATCAAGACTTAACGAAGCAGCACCAGCAGTCATTATCCATAATGTTGTAGATGTAGCAACAAAAGTTTCTGAAAACATACCATTATTTTTCCTCGGTGTTGATACTCCAGTAGTTGGATTTAATAGAATGACCCCTGATGCATAATTAGAAATTTCAAACACTATCTTATATTGTTTTCCAACAGTTAATACATTAGGTTGATTTAAGTTTACTGCTGAGGATACTAAATAATTTGCAGTTCCTCCACTAATAGTAATCCCAATTCCTTTAGACCAAATGGTATCAGTGTCAAATCCACCGTTAGCAACTTTTTCAATAGTATCTAAAACCTCTGTTCCTTGTGGAGTAATAGAGTAAAGTTTTTTGACATTATTAGTTCCAATTGCAAGATTACCCCCAACACCAAGCCAACCTAATTTAATAGAATTATACATGTTATTAAGTTTGCACAATTTAATGTAAGCAGTTATACTATTACCAAGAACTTCTACTACAGAACAATTATCTATTGATCCTATAAAAGTACCACTATTACAAGATATAAAAACATGACCTACAGTAGTAGAGGTTAAAAAACATGTAAATGTGCCATCAGAAGAATAAGAATCTGAACGTACAGTTCCACCTTCTAATAATACAGAACAAGTTCCACTAGTATAATTCGATATTGTTAATGTAACTTTATATTTTTTACCTACTCGAATAATTACCGAAGTTGGGTAAATATATGTAATAGCTGTTAAACCTCCATTACAGTTTGCAGTTCCTCCTGATATATTCCAATTACTACCTTTTGTCCAGCCAGTATCAGTATCAAATCCACCATTGGTTACTAACTCAGGTCCGAAATTAGTGTTATCCCCTAACACTCCACCATCCGCTACAACCCTATCTTTATAGGCATTAAATAGAGATAATGCAGAATTATAAAAATTCAACATTACTTTACCTGCCATTGCTATTTGTTCTCTAAATAAACTCATAAATTACATCCCCCACCATAAATAAATTTGTCCTGCACTACGTATCTCACATTGTAAATAATTCGTACTTAATGGTATGTAGTCACTTTGCAATGCTCCATAAATCCAATTGCTAGTGTACCCACTAAATATAGAAGTTGCTAACGTTCCTCCTGTCATAATAACCTTAAAAGGTTTTTTGATAATTGGATTCATTATAGTAAGAGCTTGATTAGTTCCCATAGTAACAGAGAACTCCTCTCCTGTAGT